GCAATATTCTCCGGAGAATCTCCGTTTTTATCTGGCCTGGGAGATATGTTTACAAATTTATTCGGAAACTTAGGAGGAGTCTTCGATACGCTTCTTGGAGGTCTGTTTGGACAAGGGGGCGGAGGTATAATGAGTCTGTTCGGGTTTAGGAACGGAGGAATCATGAACAATGGTTCTAAAGTTGCTGGGTACGCTACAGGCGGTATCGCAGATGGCCCAAATTCAGGCCACCTTGCAATGCTACACGGTCGAGAAGCTGTAGTTCCTCTTCCAAACGGCAATTCCATTCCTGTACAAATGAACGGCAACGGAGGAATGCAAAACAACAATGTTACTGTAAATGTTTCTACCGACGGTCAAGTACAATCATCTTCAAACGGAGCAATGGGTGAAAATCTTGGACAAGTTATTGCCGCAGCAGTACAGAAAGAACTTCACAACCAGAAGCGAGCAGGTGGAATCCTCAATAAACATGGAGCAGCATAATGGCAACGTTTAGTTTTACAATACCTGCAAGCAAAGTAAACTCTTTGAAAGGTATATCCAATGCCGCGGCCTTTGAAGCTGTAGCAGATCGAGGGCTTTCAAGAAAATCTAAACATAATGTTCTTACTGCAAAGTTTGGGGATGGGTATGAGCAAAGAGTGCTTGATGGTATTAATACAAAACAAGACCAATTTAGTATATCTTTTAAAAACAGAGACGCCGCAGATATAACTCTTATTGCTGCATTTTTAGATGATAGCGCAGGTAAAAGTTTTAACTTTGTAATTACAGATACGTTTAGCAGTGGAAATCTTACTACGAGCACAATTAAAGTAGTAGTTGACGACTATAGTATAAGTTATGGACAAGCAACTAATCACAGCTTAAGTTGCGAATTGAGAAGAGTTTACGAGCCTTAATCATGACAGATTTAATTGATACAGTACAACTTCAAGAAATTGATGACGCCTACGTAGAGTTATTTGATGTAACTCTGCCGAGCGGTGCAAAAGTGTATTTATTTAATGGGCTTGATGATGGAACAAATAATGTTTACTTTCCTGAAAAAACAATAGACAGTAGTACAAATACATATCTTTTGAAAGAGTACTTTGCATTGCCTATATCTATAGATGGGGTCGAAATAAATGGAGCGGGTGCAAGTCCTCGGCCTTCTTTAAGAGTAGCTAATATTCCTACTCTTACTCGTTCAATTTCAAATGATGAAAACGGAACAAATGATGAAGAAACTCTTTATTCTATATTAGTAGATGAAGGGTTATATAAAAATGAAAACTTATTAAATACTCGGATTGATTACAGGCGAACGCTGCTTTCAAATGTGTATAATTCAGGAGATTCAAATCCGAGTTCTGCACCTGTCGAGTTTCCTAGTCAAACATACATTATTGACAGAGTAGCATCAGAAGACAGTATAATGGTGGAGTTTGAGCTTGCAAGCCCTATTGATGTTGAAGGCGTAAAAGTTCCGGGTCGAGTAGTAATTGGTAGATACTGTGTTTGGAGGTATCAAGGAGGCACTTTAAATAATGAAGGCGGGTGTAACTGGCCTTTAAGTGGTAATGGAAGATTCTTTAACGAAAAAGATGAGCTAATTACTAGAAGCATTTCTAGTATTGCTACTTGGTCAAATACAAACACATACAGCGCGGACGATAGAGTAAAAACTACAGGAGATGGTCATACTCAAATTTGGGAGGCTTTACGAGCCGTTCCTGCAAATAAAAATCCAATTACAAATCCTTCTTACTGGAAAAGATTAGATGTGTGTTCAAAAACTTTAACGGGATGCAAAAAACGTTTTCAAGGAAACAATAGTGACGATACTTTAAATACTGCTATTTCTTTACCTTTTGGCGGATTCCCAGGATCGAGAAAGTTTAAGTGATCGAAGATATACAAAAACATTTTAAAGCAGAATATCCAAGAGAAGCTTGTGGCATAATCGGAGTTGTAAAAGGAAAGAAAAGGTATTATCCTTGTGAGAATGTAGCAGACAATGACGATGATTTTATTATGTCTTCTACAGACTATATGAGGCATAAAAGATGTATGGATATTATTGGAATAGTACATAATCATCCAGACGCAGATAATACTCCTAGCGAAGGCGATATAAATAATTGTAATGCTCTAGGAATACCCTATTACATATTTAGCTACCCTGAAATGGAACTAAATATACTAGAGCCAAGGGTAAATGTAAACCCTCTACTAGGTAGAGAGTACAAATTTGGAATTGCAGACTGTTTTGAAGCAATGAGAGACTGGCTAGCAAGCAAAGATATAAATATTCCTCCAAGAGATCTATTTGAAGACGATTGGTGGGAAAAAGGGCTAAACTACTTTACAGAAGAAAATATAAAAAACTGGAACCATAAAAAAGTAGATAGTCCTCAAAAGAATGATGTATTAATTTTTCAAATAGAAGCAGATGTACCAAATCACTGTGGTGTATATCTCGGAAATGATGTTTTCTTTCATCATGCAGTAAATAGGCTTTCTTGTAGAGAATCTCTATACCCTTTTTGGAGAAAGCATATTGTAGGAATATATAGATATGAAGCGTAAAGTATATTTAGAGGGCGAAATGGGGGCTCGTTTTGGAAAAGAGTTCCAAATGGCCGCAGACTCTTTTACGGATGTTTTTAGATGCTTGAAATGTAATTTTTCAGGATTTATGCCCTACCTTCAAGAATGCCATGAGAAAAATATTGGATTCATACTCGAAGTAGAAGGAAAACCAATTAAAAGTGAAGCAGAAGCATTGCTTATCTATAGAGAAGGAGACATGATTATTACGCCTGTTCCTGCTGGCTCTAAGAGTGGCCCTGCAAAAATTCTTGCAGCAGTGGCGATAACTGTAATGACGGCAGGCATGGGCGCCGTAGCCGCGGGAGCAAGCTTTGGCTCTGCATTCGGAAGCATTGGAGCTTTTGGAGCAGGATTACAGTCCGCAGCAATGGGAGCAGCGGGTCTATCCGGTACAAGTGCACTCGCAGGAGGCTTAGCTCAGATAGGCTTAAACTTAGGAATCAACCTTGCTATCGGAGGCATACAGCAGATGATGGCTCCAGATCCCTCTACAGATAATCAACAAGATGAAAGTTATATTTTTCAAGGAAGTAAGCAAAATATTGCAGAAGGAGATCCAGTGCCTGTGTTGTACGGAGAGCTGCGTATTCCAGGAAGAACAGTAAGTTTTCACACAAGAAGCGAAAGAAATCAATTTTACAATCAAGATCAAAGAGCAACCTCTAGCGAGAGTAACGGACAAACCTATGACCAAGCTGGAGGGCAGGTCTCAGGAGGTAGTTCCGGGGGTGCAAGTGCCCCTATGGGAGGCTCAGGCACAATAGACTGGTCAGTACTAGAAAATTCGTTAGGAAGATAAAATGGCAGCAAAGTATGGAGTAAGTTCACAAAATATATCTAGAACAGACGTGCTCTGTGAAGGGCCTGTGCGCGGTTTAAAAAACGGAGAAGCTTCAATATTTTTTAATGATGTTGCATCAGAAGATGCAAATCTACGAGGGTATAATCCAATAGAAGGCACTTCATCCGGAAAATTAACCTTTGATGGAAGTAGTGCAACAAACACGGGCATAACCGGTGCGACAATTCCTATTGATTTAGATTTAGGAGATAGAAGACCCAGACCTCTTGAGTTAAAAAACTATAAAAACACGAATGTTACTCTTTCGAGTGTTGTCGGCAGTAATGGAACTGGTTCTGTAACTTGTACAGCATCTTCAGGCACTCCTTTTACTGATGATGCTTGGGATACTCAAAGCACTACTTTAAGAACTGCTTATTTAAAAAGAGATGGCGTTCTGTTAAAAGGAGAATTTTTCAAAACAAGCACTTCTGCAGGTACTTTTGTTTTTAATGGAGTAACTGATGTAATTGATATTACAGAAACTCACGAATTAAGAATATCTTACAAATTTTTTATACAAAGTATTACTAACTCTAGTACTTTAACATTAAGAGCTGTTCCTGCAGCAGGAACTTACTTTTTTGAAATACCTCCGCTACAATTAGCGGCAGGAAATGCTGCAGCGAGAAACAGATACCGTGCAAGTAAAATAAACGGCATACAAGCAGAGTTTCGTCCTGGCCATCGTTATCAAGACCCACTAAATGAAATCGGAGGTGTTGGAGGAGCTGTAGCAGCAACTTCTAGTGTTAATCATGAGTTAAAAGTTATTGGAACTGGGGAACTCACAGGAATTAACCCTGTGTCTGAAGTACTGCCTACAGGTACCAATATGGAAGCAGGGCTTCCTAATGATTCTCAAGACGATGTTGCGACAGATGCGGTAACACTAAATGATACTGCATTTGGAATAACTGCAGCTCAAAGACCCGAAGTTGATGAGATTAGTTTAAGAATTACTTATCCTGGCGGTCTTCAATCAATGAATAATAACAAGGGTCGAAGAGACCCTGCGTACGCTCGATACTTAATTCAAATTCAAACTACACTTGACGGGGTTACTTCG